GTTAGGTCAGTTCTTGAAAACGAGAACGACGATGGCGGCCGATGATGCCTCGCGCGTGCTAAACAGGATAGTACCGCGCAGAGAAACGGCAAGCGCGTACTCACAAGAGCATGATGTAATTGTGCGAGACGACGGCTGGTACACGGCTCGCGGCTTACCGATTATTAACTGTCGGCCGGTAATAGACAAAATTGTGTATACCGATACTGGCAAGAAATACTACGCCGGCTATGTGCTAAAAAACGACAAACGGATAACGTTTTTCGAGCCAGCACCGAAAATAGACCGCGGCGGTTTTTTAGATTTTGTTACGCAACTAATGGCCGAACACAACGAACTGGTCATAAACAGTTCTCGGTATCGCCTGCGGGCGTTAGCCACGGCGTTAAAAATAAATCCGCCGCAAATAGTACACGTCTGCACAACATTTGGCTGGAACGCAAAAACGCGCGAATTTAATTTCGGCAATTACACGCTGGCTAATGACGGCGCAATTGTGCCGCTGGCCTGCCCCGAGCTTCCGCATACAAACACGTTTGATTTTCCAGAACCAGGGGTGTCAGCGCCGCCAGCAATTTCAACCATACTAACGCAGTCGCATGAAGATGCGTTTTTGTGGGCGACTACGGCTGCTGTGCTAGCTAACATGCTGGCGCCTATCACGGAAGCAAATTGCGTAAGTGTAGCCGTTCCAGAGAATAACTTCGCAGCAGCCGCGCAATATTGCGTGACCATGGGGTGCGCGGCAAAACAGATCGGCATGGCACAGCAAACCATGTCCGCGCTAATCAAAGAACTACAAGCTGCCGTCTCGCCAACAGCTATTTCGGTTGCTTGCGGAAGTGGAAAATTGCTCGAGCGCGCCGTCGTCAAATGCCCGAATACTGCGGCCGTAGTCGGCATGTTGCCTGCAAGCATTCCTGGCGCGCTTAGTTATGGCTGGGCTGCGGTAGCGCCAGTTTGCCCGTTGTCTGAAATAAAAAACTGCGACCCTATTCGGTTTATTGTTCCGGCGTATGTTCAGCGTGTTTTGCGGCAACGGCTAGGGCTAAACACGCGCGGATCGCTGGTTGTCGCCGTTTTGCATGATATCCATAAATGGCTTGAAATGAGCTATGGCGGTTCGTTCAATTTGGCAGCCGCGCAGCAGATGATACTGCAACCGGAAACAGCGCACATAGCGTTTATGCGGATGCTTAACGACGCTATCGCGCTCGAAAAAATTGACGTGCTGCCGCAACCGCGCTATGCAGGGCAGCGGCCAAATTATCTAATTAGAAACAAACAGCATTGGTGGCTAAGTAAAAAGGCGATAAACAAATACTTACTCAGCGCCGGCATTGTTCCTAACTGGAGCGCTTTGATAGACTGTTTTACGAAACAGGGCGTATTTTGCGGCGAATATTCTGTGCACAATATGCCAGGTTTGTTAATAACCAGAGATTGGTGTGACGCTTTTTGGGGCGACTACAACAACAACGCCGCAAAACACGCCGGCTAAGGAGCAGTAAATGGGTAAGCCTGTCGTACAAAAGTTGGCCAAAAAAGACGATAACTTCGACGACGACTTTATCGACGAAGATTGGCAGTTTGTCGACGACGACGAAATACCCGACGATGACGACGATATTGACGACGATGACGAGCCGCGGTATCGCCCCAACGTGGACTGGTATGTTGACGAAGATGATGACGACGAAGATGCCGACGATTTTGATTGGGAAGCAGACAGCGAAGAAGATGAAGATGAAGACGACGATCCCGAGTATTTCGACGAATACGACGATGAAGACGATTTAGTTGATGACTGATTTTCGCCGAAGTAGCTCAGTTGGTAGAGCTACTGATTTGTAATCAGTAGGTCGTCGGTTCGAGTCCGACCTTCGGCTTTTGGTAAAATCGCGATATGCCTAGGAGCATATAACATGAGCGATTTTGCTATCTATATCCGCGACATTTCAGATCTAAAACCGACAGAAGTTCGCGAGATCTGTAACAGGCTATCGTGGCCGCTGGAAGAGGCGCTCCACGATAGCATGCAGCCAGAAGTGTTGCGGCGCCATGTTAACAAAGAACCCGGGCCGCATCCGCCAATGACGATGGCCCTGGTTTATCACAACGGTTATTTTGCCTCATGGGTAGCTACACGCCCGTTCTTTGAAAAATTCAAAGGAAACCTGATTCCAGTTCAAACCATCGAGTGCTTTACCGATGGAGAATTACGTAATCGAGGGCTGGCGCAGCTTGGTTTGTATGCGCTGATAAGCGCCGGATATCTTGACCGGCGCAAGCCAGTGTCTGTGTATCACAAAGCTGTAGTAACTATTGCAGAACGTTGTGGGTGCACATGCGTTATCCTATGCGACTCGAGAGACGAGGCAGAAGAGGCGGAAGATGAAACGCTGTCAGACTGAAAAAAATCTAGCAAAAAAGCGGCGCAATTTGTTTGTTCATCTGTTTGACGCCGCTGGTTGGGCGCCCGAACAAGGGCATTTTAGAAAAGGACGCCGCGTTGCTGATTGCGGGCAAGCTAAATGCCAACTATGCCACGCTTACAAATATCCAAGACGGAAACTAACAAGAAAGGAACGCCTCAATGAACTTGACGCCAGAGAACACGAGCGATTCGGACTTTAACGCCAGTATTGCTGAGCTCAATCTTGGCACGCGGGCTAAAAAGGCTGCAGAGGCTCTCGGGTGCGCAACGATCGGCGAGCTGTCAAACTGCACCGCCAGCGCGTTCAAAAAGCTGAAGAATTGCGGCCACACTACAATCAACGAAATTCGCGAAAAGCTTGAGGCGCGCGGATTTACGCTGTTGCCGGACTGACAAATGATTCCCGACACGCTATGGGAACCCACGCCGACGGATATCGCGTGGCAGACAGAGATGGTCCGCATATTAAAAAACAAAGGAACATGGGCTGTTCCTGGGACCATGAGCATATTTGAGCTCGACAAGCCGAACAAAACGTTTAAATTGCTTGTCGGCGAGCCGGGAGAAGAAACAAACCGGCGTATAGCCAAGGTGTTTAGGCGCCTTGGCTTTTCTGAAAAATCTGACGAAGACAATCTCTCCACCGACAGATTAAAACCATCTGTCAACTAGAAAGGGTTACACGTGTCTGCAGAAAAGTTTCTGACCAATATCGCCGCTGCCACAGCCGCGTACGCAACAGCTGTGGAAAATGAAATGACGCTCGAAGACAATCGAATAGGCGTAAAAATGGCCGCGGTTAGTCGGATTATGACGGCGGGCGACAATCCGCTTACCGGAAAGCCACACAGCTTTTCGAGCGCGGAAGCTCTCGTGAATACTGACGCAGAGTATTCGGATTACCTCGGTAAGATCCGCGAGGCTACCAAGACGCGTATCCTAGCGCGTGGTACATATGAAGCTGCTCTTGCCGCCGCACAATTGACGGCAAATCAGAAATGAATTGTCTCGACATTTCTGTGGGCGACCGCGTGAAATTGTTGCGCATGCCCGACGACCCCGATCCGATTCCGGTGGGGTCTGTCGGGACTGTGCGGCTCATTACAGATTTGCACTTTCGCGAGGCTCCGCAAGTGCAGTTTCTTATTGCCTGGGACAACGGCCGATCGCTTAGCTGCATTTGCCCGCCTGACGAACTGGAAATCGTTACGGACGAATACCAGATTGCGGAAGAAGCTGGTATTTATTACGTAACGCGCGGAGGTAAACCAGTTATGCTGCCAAAAAGCGACGGCACAGAACTTCGCGCTGAGTTTATCAATCAAGAAGCAGCGGAAGCGTATGTTCGTATGATCGCGTGTGTTATTAAAGAAAATGCGCTACGAGAAGAACTTGACTAACTTTAGCAGGTTTGCGCCAGGGAGGTTTCTCATGTTCATGGACGATCAGCAAAAAAGCGACAAACCAAAAATGTCGCAAGAGGCTCGCTTTAGACGAGCGGTGCGTTTATTTGCCGAGCTGCAAAAACAAAACTTATGCAGAAAGTGCAACGCCGACCAGCCAGATGACGCGCACGCCGCCATGCGTAAATGTCGCTGCGGGCGCCCAAAGCAATTGAGCCAAAACCTCTGTTTTGACTGCCAAGACGCGCTGTTAATATTGCGCGCGCGGTATACAGACGCTGCCGGAACGCTCTATCCAAATAAGTCGCCGCCGCGTGTTCTGACGCAAGCAGTGCAACTGCCGCAAGCTGCAAAACGCCCAAGGCATATAGACCTATCCGACGCGTCGTTTGACGACGTCGTAAAACTGTACGAAAACAATCAGTAACCGAAAAATCGGTTGCCCATGTCGTCGTCTGCCCAATCTTCCGGGTTCTCAGCGACAGCCTGCTGTCCGCTGATGCGCCCGAGGCCGGCTATTTCGGCAAAGTTGGGCCAGGCTTGATTGATGTGCCAAATGGCGGCACATCCTAAATTCACAGCTTGCGCAAAGTCGTCGCTAAGCAGTGTGTTTCTTGTAATCGTGTAGATGTCGCCGCCTAGTCGCGATTCGGCTTTGTTTTCTACAAGCGCCAGAAAATCAGATATTAGGCCGGGACTGTCTTGCGACACCCAGTCGTATTTAAAGAACTTGATCTGCTTGAGTTTAATCGCTTGGCACGTGTAGAGCAGCGATCGCGTCTTATCCAACGAATAATGTTGTCGATGATTAAGGGCAGTCGCCGGTTTGAACACCATAATGTCCTGACTAGCCGCGCGTACAAGCCTAACGGCCATAACGCGGTCGAGGTTAAACCCGGCTTGAACCATAACTGTTTCGCGCACAGTACCGGCGCCAGTGTAGTCGTGAGCGACGTAATCAACTTTGAAATAGTCCGCCCACTTCATGCACTCGACAGCTTCGGCAAGATGTTCCGCGCCAAGCAAAATACGTTTGCCCCACAGAACATCAATTGTGCCGTCATTGCCGAATCCAAGAATAGTAATAACGGTAAATGAAATTCCTTCTTCACCGCCGCCGCCCCAGTCGATAGCCATTACGCGATGTTTGTAGTGTTTTAATCGATTGGTTACTTCAGGATCGGGTTCTTTTTTGTTCTCCCACGGCAAAATAGCTGCGTCGCGTAATTCGGTTTCTGTGATTAATTTCTGGCCGGAGTCAATGGATTCGCCCATGACTTCGTTGTAGAACTGCGCTTGCGTCATGTTGCCGAAGCCCTCGCGCTTCATCAGCAGCGTGCTCCACTTTTCGGGGTCGGCAAAGTGGAGCGGCAAGATAATTTGCGGCACATGATAGCCGGAAAACTGCCAGCGCAAATCCGGCTTGCGATGAACCCAACGCCCATGCCGCGGATTAATTGGTTTTCGGCATTTCGCGCAAACTGTGCCCGGATACTTCTCGCTAATGTGAATATTGAAGTCGCCGATCATAGCGTCTAGATCGTGATCGAGCGTTGGTATGTTCCAGTGACGACACGACTCGCAAGGAATAAACCACTCAGCACCACTCGAGCGCTTGTACGCGCCCTCGAGCGGGTTGTCTAGACTTTTTGGCGTCCCGGCCATGTGCAAAATGGCGTAACGACTATAGGACATCGTTTCCTGAATAATTGGAATGTGATCCGGATCCATGTCCTGAATCTCGTCCATGACCACGCGGTCTGTACTGATACCGCGGACTCGGTCAGCGTCTAATAGCGCGAAACTGAACAACATAATGCTTTTGTTCTTGAACGAACGTTGAAGCACATTGTTCTCTGTATCTGTTCCGCACCATTGATCCTTAATCGGAGATTGGTCGATGAACGATCGCACGTAGTTGTTACTGAAACGGCGAATCTGCTCGTACAGTGGCGTTACGTAGAGAGTTTTGAAAAACGGCAAACAATTCGCTAGCACTACACCGTGCGCCGCAAGCGATGTCGATTTACTAACCTGGCGCCCGGTTTTGAGCACCATGTTTTTGGGCATCAGTAAACGGAATAAAGGAGCAAACGGGTAGTGCTGCGTTAAAGTGTATGGCTTGCCGTTTAAATTAAGCACCAACGGCAGCAGCGGTTCGAGCGACGGGAAGAACTTTTTATTAGCGAGTTCCGTCAAAACAGCTGACCGGGCACCGAATGCTTGCGCATCTGCCTGGTCAATATTGAGCAATTCCTGAACAAGATCGTTAATGCCCTTGTCGGGTATTTCTAACGCTTGTTCACGCAGCAGAACGTCACTCTGCAAAGTATTGGACGGCATATGGGTCACTACAGCGGAAAAAATTATTATCGCGGTAAAAACGACGCAGATCTTCAATGGCTCGAGGACGGAGCAAATCTGGTAGTTGCCTTATTTGTTCACGGCATGCTCTCATTTTTATTCGGAGTAGCGCAAATTTGTGTAGTGCTGTTCAAGCTCATCACCTCTGATAAAACGAGTTAATTCTCGGGATCAGGTCGTGGTGAGCTTTTAAATTGAACTCACCACGGCCGTTGTCCCTAGTTTGAAGATAGCCCAGTGCCCACGCTAAAGCCAGTTTAGCCAAACTTTTTTGGCTGCAACCAAAGCGGGGTCGTTCGATGAGTTCTAACTCGGGTGGTGAGACTTTTGTTGGATACGCAGGTTTAGCCGTTATTGCTGCAATCGCCGGCTTTCCTGCAATGGGTTTCGGAGGAGTTGTCGCGGTTCTCGGGATGATCTATTTTGGACTTGTGCTGACTAATGGCGCGGGAACAGCCGCAAAACGCCGGCAACGTAGGCGCAAATAATGAACGCATTTGATTTTGTCGCAATAACGCTGGCCACGGGCGCGATTATTGACGTCTGGCACAACGGCAGTATATTCGCGGTATGGCGCGCGTATGCCCAGGCAAAAAACGATGTCGCGCGAGCTGGGTCTATTACCTGGCTGTGGACAGAACTGCTTAATTGCCCGTTTTGCAAAAGCTACCATGTTCCGATTTACTTATACGCAATCCTCTTGTCGGCTGATTGGTTTGGGAGTATTGTATCTGTAATCGCGCGCGTAGTCGTTTACGGACTAGCCGCGACAAGGCTGTCAAATATTATTGACGGCATACTTCCAATAGGGATGCGTTATGACAGACCAGTCGAATTCGGAAACGACAGTCTCGGCAGCGAAGATTGAAACAGAGGAGCTGCCCTGCGACATAAAGGTCTTCAAAGCAGCGAACGAGTTTGCTGAAAACCTCATTCGCGAAGTGCCGGAACTGCAGGCTGTTGCGTTTATTCCGTTGTGGGCGCCAAGCCTAGCTAATGTGCCGACTGGGTTAATCCGTTTACGAAATGAAACACCGCCGTATTTAGCGGGTTTGCTGCAAATGCTGGGACAGCTTACGGCGTTTGGCGTAGACGTGCACAAAGACATGGTAGCGCAATTAACGGCTTTCGACAAAATGGCCGGCGAACTAGTTGTAGAGCTGCACGCTAAAACAGCAGAGCTACAGGATCTAAATCAAAAAATTCAACAAGTGAATGCCGCAACAAAGGAGGATAAATGACGATCGCGGCCACGTCGAAAGACGACCAACTGTTAGCTGCACGGTTGCGCGACTATTACGCTAACCTGCCTGAAGACGAAGTGCGACAAGACTTGCAAACCAAGTACGGCGCTGTATGGAATGCGGAAGAACTGCTATCTGAATTCGCGGTTTCTATTTTTGATGAGCTTGTTTTGCGCGTCATACGCAAATCAGACGGTATCCGCGGAACTGTCGCGTATGTGGACGCACCCCGGCTGTATTTCGCGTTTGAGCCCGAGACTGCGGCAATATCCGCGGAAACTTAGGCAAAACAGCCGCAAAACAACGATTGCGTAAAAATCTTAGCAGGCAGTTGAAATTCGCCTGCGCACCGTGTATGGTGCGTTAACCATCAGTGTTCTGCCGCTAGGCAGACTGCATTTTTGAAGGAGGCCACATGGTTAGGCAGACGAATCTAACTGGCGCTGAAAGTTGCTGGGAAGACGACGCAGACAGCGAAGCTGACTGCGAAAAGTTTCTGCAAAAAGCCGCGCGAGCGACCATTAATACCGCCGCCGACGAAGACGACGAAGATGAAGAAGACGAAGATGAAGAAGACGAAGAAGA